CCTGTTACGCCAGTAGAGCCAGTAGGACCTGTCGCTCCTGTACTTCCTGTGGCACCAACTGGGCCTGTCGCTCCCGTAGGTCCAACAACACCTGCACTAAAGACTACAAAGATAACATTCTGATTGTTAGCAAAGCCAGTTGTTCCAGTTCCACCTGATGTTACAAATGTTACTGGAATTTCAACATAGTCTACTTGTACTGTTGGTGTAGCAGATACTGTAAACTTTTGAAAGTCAGCAGAAGCATTATTGTCTTGAATAATTAAAGTATCATTTGTCTTAATCAAAGCCAAGAATACATCAACATCAGTACCATCTCTATCAATATGACTTACATTGATTTGAGTAGCAGATGGTTGTGTTGCATTGTTATAAATAAGATGATTGTTAGTAGGATCTCCTGTTGTTATTGTAGTCTTGACTTTATAGTTATAGAAGTTAGATGATCCACCGTCTGCTCCTGTGGCTCCTGTAGGTCCCGTCGCTCCTGTGGCACCAGTACTACCTGTTGCTCCAGTGCTTCCAACTGGTCCTGTAACTCCTGTTGGACCTGTATCTCCTGTAACACCAATAGGACCTGTAGGTCCTGTACTTCCAACTGGACCTGTTACGCCAGTTGCTCCAGTGTTTCCAGTAACTCCTTGAGGACCAGTAACTCCAGTAGCACCAATAGGGCCCGTAACTCCAGTTACTCCTTGAGGTCCAGTTGCTCCTGTATCGCCAGTTACACCTTGCGGACCAGTAGGTCCTGTATCTCCAGTGACTCCTTGAGGGCCTGTAGGTCCTGTATCACCAGTAACTCCTGTTGGTCCAACATCTCCAGTTACACCTGTAACTCCTGTAGGACCAGTTTGTCCAATAGGACCTGTAACTCCAGTAGGTCCTGTATTACCTGTAACTCCTTGTGGACCAGTGCTTCCTGTTACTCCAACTGGGCCAGTAGAACCTGTAGGTCCAGTTTGGCCAGTTACTCCAACGGGTCCAGTGCTACCTGTTGCTCCTGTAGGACCAGCAATACCAACTGCACCTGCTAAGTTTACTTGCCATGGTGTGTATGTTCCAGAACCTGTAAATGAGGTTACTGTAAAAGTTAAAATTCCTGTGATTTGTGAATATGAAGTTACATCACCAATCATTAGATTGCCTGCATCAAATGCAACTACAACTGTTTGACCAATTGAGTAATCTACATTTGTATCAACAAGTGTGAATGTCTTTGAACCAGAACCAATTGCTACGCTGCTTAGAGATGTTGTTGCATATGTATCTCCGTCTGCTCCTGAGATTCCAGTTGCTCCTGTTGGTCCCGTTTGACCAGTGGCTCCAATAGGGCCTGTGCTTCCTACAGGGCCTGTGGCTCCTGTTAATCCCTGGGGCCCAGTTGGACCTGTACTTCCTACGGGTCCTGTAACACCAGTTGGTCCTACATTTCCTGTAACACCTTGAGGTCCTGTCGCACCAGTTGATCCAGTTTGACCTACGGGTCCTGTGGATCCAGTGCTTCCTGTTGGTCCAGTACTTCCTGTTGCTCCTGTTGATCCAGTTGAACCTGTACTTCCAGTAGGTCCAGTTGAGCCAGTCGCTCCTGTGGGACCAACTGCTCCTTGTCCACCAGGTGAGGTAACTGTAACAACATTGTTTACTTCATCAACGGTAACTACATTTGTAACGGCTGTAACATTAACATTAGGCATTGAGTGTCACCTGATCTCTTACTGTTACGCTACCTTGCATTAGTCTGGTGACAACGCCACCACTTTCTATTTCTAAATCATAAACATAAAAACCACCATCAATAGCAGCAGTCTGTGCTGTTGTAGCAGTAAGTGCAAGTGTTCCTGTTGCTCCTGTAATTACAATTCCTGAACTTGGAGAAGAAAGAGTCAAAACAGCAGTATCAGCACCAAACTTAGGACGAACCTGCATACGAGCAGTGTATCCAGTCAGGTTAAATGGAGTTCCATTGTTATTATCGTAGGTAACTGTTAGAGTCCATTGTGCACCCTGATCCATTGTGATATTGTATATGCCTGCTATAGCCATGTTATTCTTTCTCCGTAGCCCAGATTAAAAATCCGCCAAGTGCGATGAAACTAATAGGAGGAAAGATTAAGAATAAGCCATATGATGCTAGTGCAACTCCAACTACCTCAGTCGTTAATGACCAGTCTATGTTTGGCTTCTTTGTTTTCATGTTTCTCCTTATAGTGAAAAGAATCTTGCTACAGGCTTTGTTGGCACAGGCACTGTTGCACGATCATAAGAAAAGATTGATGCCACGCAAGCGTCAATCTTCTTTTTACTGTTTGCTTTTTGAATCATTAGCCCTCTTGAGGATGTTTTCGTCATAGAGTTGGCTACATGTCTATTTAATGCTTCATGACCTGAGTGAGTAAATGAGTTATTCATAACTGCCTCGTAAAATTTGGCTGTTGCTGGAACCATTCGTTCTGCAGAGTTTGGATAAGAAACTACTGGCATACCTTCCTCATCAAAAAGCATAAAAGTTCTGGAATATCGTGCAGGATCAAAGACTACTTCACGAATGCTGTAATCTGGGTTTCTGTATGCATCTATTATACAGGATTCTACTTCAGCAACTGGAATAAACCAGTTCTGATCTGCATCATCTGGTCTTTCCCAAATTGCTAGAATATCCAAGTGAGGCTTTTCTCCACCTAGGAACCATGCAACAATTGCTGTTGAGTCTCCATTAAAAGATCCATCAAAGCCAAGTATAACATCTTCTCCAGGTATCTGCTCTCTGTCTTTAACAGTTAGTGCATCCCAGGCATCAGTAGGTATCCAAGTCTGAGCAGAGTCAGTCCATAGATTAAGTCTTTTAGTTTTAAATTCAGCCTCTGGAGTCAATAGAGAAGCAGACTTCATATCCTCTGCAGATAATATATCTCCATAAGATGGATTTGCTAAACGCCAGTTGTCTTCGTCCTTATAGTTAAGTTTTTCATCGCCTTGATACCACGCAAAAAAGAAGGAAGGATCTTCAACTTCTCCTTTGGCTAGTTGTACGCCTCTATTGTACATTTGGAAACAGAGGGATTCTTTACCTGATGAGTCATACTTCGTTCCAGCAGTGGTTATTGCTACAAGCATTGGCTCAAGACGAGCACCCATAGATAGAGACATTGTGTCGTATAGTTCTCTATTTGGCTGTGAGTGCAACTCGTCAAATGCCACAAATGTAGAGTTTAAACCTTCTTTTGTGAACGCTTCTGACGAAAGGGCTCTATATACTGTACCTGTGCCTGGATTATAGATAACATCTCTATAAGTTTGTAATACAGCAGATAGTTCTGGCTCTAGTTCAATCATTCTCTTTACCGTTTTAAAAATAATCTTAGCCTGGTCTTTATCTGCAGCACAAGAGTAGATTTGACCACCATTTACGCCAAGCAATAACTGCTCTAGGACCAGAGTCGCTAGGAGTGCAGACTTGCCTGCTTTACGAGGAATCCCAATCAAAGCACGACGATGTTTTAGAAGGCCATTCTCATCTTCTGCATATAAATTAATAAGCAGTTCTTTCTGCCAGGGACGAAGGATTAATTTCTCACCAACATTGCCAGCAATTGAATCCTCAGTAATACGACATAATGTTTCAGCAAAATCTATAACATCATATCCACGACTATTAACTTTTTCAAGTGCGGAAATTGGAGAGAGGTATGTTGGAGGCCATGATTGTATTTTCTCCATGATTACCCTTTAAATGCCAGCGATAGCCTGTCGTTATCAAAATCAATATCTAAGACTTCAACTTCTATGTCATGACCAACTGTAAATTGCTCAGGAGTCCATTTGCCCATCTTAGATTTATGAACTAAACCAGATACCAGGCCAAGTGAGACGAAGACTCCAAAATTATTAATTCCAGAAACTGTTCCTTTATATGCCAGGCCTTCTTTGAGTTTGCTAAAGTGAATCATCTTCTCTTGCTTGAGGTCATTCTCAATAAGGGCTTTGCGAGATATAACAATATTGCCCTTGTGTCGTTCAAACTGAATGATCTTGGCTTCTACTGTTTGACCTACAAATGTAGTAAAGTCTGCATCTTTGTTTATGTGAGATTGTGATGAAGGCAAGAATGCTCTTACTCCAATATCAACAATCATGCCACCTTTGACAACCTTGGTGATAACACCAGATACAGTCTTTTGCTCAGAGTTCCAGATAGCCTCTACTTGATCCCATAGAGAAATTACTTCTGCTTCCTTCATGGATAGGACATACTGTCCTTCTTCATCAAGTCTAATTATGTTGGCTTGGACCATTTGACCAATAGACAATATATCGTAAACATCAAAGACTCTTTTGGCTGATATCTCCTTCATTGGAATAAATGCTTCCATCTTGGATCCAATATCAAGAAGTACTCCATCACGATCAATTTGGACTACCATGCCCTTGACCATATCGCCAATTGCGTATGATCTCATGGATTCATCTATTGCTCTTAAAAAGTCTTCTGCTGTCCCTATGTCGTTAATTGCTACTTGGTTCATATGTTGCCCCTTGTGTTATGTCGTCTTCTTCAAATATAAGTTTAGCACGATTCTGTCTTTTTTCTAACAATTTATCTATGGATGTTGCAACTCGTACCTCTGCAACTCCTAAACGAGATCTTGAAACTGGATCAAAGCCCAGTGAGGTCAATGCATCTGTGTAGGCTTTGTTAATTGCCACATATGCTTTTGCATCTGCAGGCTCTGTAGAAATCATATAACGGTCTCTTGCAGCCTCATTAGCATCAGCCAA